GAAATGTCAGATGGAAAAAGAGGCGCTCTGCTCAGCTTTGCTTATAATCTTGGTGCCGGTTTTTACGGTGGCGATAACTTTAATACTATTACTAAACGCCTGAAGAACAAAGAGTGGGACCTAGTTCCCGATGCGCTGTATCTCTACAGAAATCCTGGTTCTAACGTAGAAGCAGGACTAGCACGTAGAAGAAAAGCAGAAGGTGAAGCTTGGAAAAAAGGTTAACCTCACACTAGGAACAAATGGAAACGCCAAACAAAAAGGAAAAATGTATGAGTACTGTTATTCGTATTGCCATTTTGGGTTGGAGTGCCGCTCTTCTTACTGCAAGTTATGCGGGTGCTCTTGCTAAGATGGACCCCACTTTTATTGCTACTGTTTTCACCGCATCTGCTGCTACTTTTGGTATTAATACATTGAAGAACAAGGGTGACGATGAAGATGATAAAAAAGAAGAATCACGTAAAGAAGTGGTTGTAGAATCACTACCAGAACCACCTGCACCAGAAGTTGTTGTGGATGAACCAACTCTTGAAGAAAGAGTAGAAGTTCTTGAGGGTCAAGTTCAACCACGCACAGGAGCATAATGGCAAAGTCAGCAAATAAGAGTAAGAAAGGTGGATCGGGTTCTGCTAATAATAAAAAGCAGAACTCTGGAAATGCTAATGCTAATAAAGCAAAGAATGGTGGTAAGAAAAAATGAGGTATTATGCCAAGAGAGTGGAATACTCCCAAGCGTGAGTGTTGGAATGCTCCAATACATCAAATACTTAAAGCCATAGATAATCACACCCGCCTTCATTTGGAGACGGGTGATTTTTGGCATGAAGAACAAGCACAAATTTTAAGAAAGTACGTCAAAGATTTAAAAGTTTGGATTCATAAACAAGAAGGAGGATGGGATGAATAAACTTTCTTTAGTATTATCGGTATTAAGTTTATCTGTTAGTGGTGCTCTTTGTTTGGGTGCTTATATAACTTACCAAAAAGCACAGAAGATTCTAGACAATCCAGAAGAGTTTGTTGGTGCTGTGGTAGAGAAGCAAGTGTCAAAAGCATTAGAAAAACTACCTATTCCCAATTTAAAAAATAGTATTAAACTTCCTTTCTAAATAGTGATGCTTATGTGTGGTAACCTAAGCAAAAGATTGGAGGCAGAAATGCCTCTTTTCTTGTATAAATAATATTACCACACATAAAGCAGTATGAATAACTATTACACCTACGCATATTTGCGTGAGGATAAAACTCCTTACTATATTGGAAAAGGTGAAAATGATAGAATTTATAAAAAAGGAAAAGGGGAAATTAAACCACCAAGAGATAAATCTAGAATAATTTTCCTCAAACAAAACCTAACAGAAAATGATGCATTTAAACACGAAATTTATATGATTTCTATTTTTGGTAGGAAAGATTTGGGAACGGGCATTCTTCACAATAGAACTGATGGTGGTGATGGTATTTCTGGATATAAACATACCCCAGAAACTAAAAAAAGTTTGAGTGATATGAAAACTGGCAGAAAAAGAAAACCACATTCTGAAGAAACAAAAAGAAAAATTAGTCAAGCAAATAAAGGAAGAATTGTATCGGAAGAAACTAGAAAAAAATTAAGTGAGATGCAAAGGGGAAAAACTTTAAGTAAGGAAACTAAAAACAAAATTAGTAAAATACATAAAGGTAAAATAGTCAGTGATGAGACCAAAAAGAAAATGGGAAAATCAAAACTAAATAATAAATATGCTAAAAAATAAATGCCGGATAAAGATCCTTACATTTATAGAATCAAGTCAGTTCTTAAAGTTGTAGATGGTGATACTATTGACGCTGCTATTGATCTTGGTTTTGATATCTCCCTTACTAAGCGAATTCGTCTTGCTGGTGTTGATACCCCAGAGAGCAGAACGATTGATCTCAAAGAAAAAACACTTGGTCTTGAAGTTAAAGAATGGCTCAAGAAAAAGTTAGAAGGGCAAACTGACGTTATTGTTAAAACAGAACTCCCAGACTCTACTGAGAAATACGGTAGAATTCTGGGACATTTGTTTATTGGGGATAAAGAAGTATCCGCAGTCAATAAGAAGAAATCAGTTAATCAGATGATGATTGATGACGGAATGGCTTGGGAATATGATGGTGGAACAAAGAAAAAAGATTTTGCTTTATTAGAAGCAAAGAGAAATGAAACTCGCGGTTCTTGATTTCTTAATAGTTTTAAGATTGCTAACTAATGATGGTATAATGCTTGAGAACAGAAGACCTATTCCCAAGAGACAACCACCAGAAGTTTTTCGTTTTATTAGGAGACCTGCAAAACGAGGAAGAAAAAAGTTTATAATGATAAACGAGCAGATAATTTTTTAGCAATTTTCTTAGGAGCGGCATAGAGAGATTTAAATCTTTCTTGCCCCTCTTTTGTGAATTTATCTTTTACTGGTTCGTCGATAATAACTTTATTTTCTATTTCATATAAAGTATTCTTTTCAATTTCATCACGAATATACTGCTCTACATTATCTGTTTGTGCAACTAGTCTTGTTCCCTCGGCAGAGTATTCGAAGATATCAATATGACCCGCTTCTGCCATTACATAATGAAGGACGGGTTTGACTTGTTTAATTTTGATTTTAAACTTATTCTTTGTTGCTTCTTTGATTATTGGTTCGGCAGCATTTTTGAGAACATTGAGAACCGCTGATGATGCCATTGTCGCAGCAGTTGTGACTACTGCGACAGCACCAGCCGTAGCAACAAGAGAAGGGTCAGGTAGATTAACATCGACTCCATAAACAGAAAAAGTAGGTTGTGGTTTATCTGCTGGGACTTCTGCTACTGGAGTAGGAACAGGAGTTTGAGTAGGGGGAGTTTGAACGACTTGAGGCAGTTGAGGAGGGGGGGTAGTATCTGGTAACCCCCTTGTTTTTTCTGGTTGTTCTTGTGCTTGTTTTTCACGTTCTGCTTTTACTGCAGCATCAAACTCTGCTTGAGTTGGAACATTAATAACTGGATACTTTATCGCAGTATTTGGAACATCAACAACTGGAACTTCCAATCCACGAACAACAGGTTGTTCTACACCACGAACATTTGGTTTATCTATTGTTGAAATTACAGACGGACCAGATATTCGATTAATGTTTGCATTTGGTACGTTAATCGGATTATTTCCGATTATAGGTCTCAGATTTGGATTATCAATTAGTTGTATTGGTTCCATTGACCACATCCTCAACTCTTGGGTATTTCACAACAATATCAGCACAAACTTTGAAGTAAGGACTATCAGGATGGAACATAACTCCATTCTTATATGCTTCACCGCATTTTAATAATCTTACAAGTTCAAAATCTAATCTTGCTTTATCAGTTTCTGCTTGTTGTCTAGCAATTTCAGTCTCTGCTCTTTTTCTACATAAGTTCATTAGATTTCTATCTAATGGAATATTGAGACCAGCAGAAATACCCCAGTTTCCACTGCTTGATGTAAAAGATTCTGGGTCCTCACTTGAATTGTTACCACTCATAGCAAATGGTGAGAATGAAAATGTTGCCCCCTGACAACTTACTCCACCACCATAAGTATTAACAGCATAAGGACCTTGAAGCACCTGCACTGCCTGGTTAGTTACGTTACCAGTAGCAGATGCCGAAGGTCCAGCAATGTTTGTATTAGAAGGTGCCTGCTGAGCAAAAGCACCTCCAGCAAAAACTATTGAGTAAAGACAGATGTGGAGTTTGTTGTAGAATCTTGTATAGTTTTTCTGTCTATCCATGTCTCTTTTGCTACTCCAGTGCCGAGAATTGTCTCACTAAACTGGAACGGAGCACCTTGGGTCATGATACTATAATTAGTACCAGGAGCAGGAGTACCAGGAATATTGATATTCGTGCCACTTACCGTATAAGATGTTCCAGTGGTATATTCTACTTGCCGAATTGTTTCGACAATTTCTGTATGTGTTTTAGTTTCTGCTGTAATAGTTCCTCTAGTAAAGTTAGGAACAACACTTTCTGCCAGGGCATTAGTATTAAAAAACCCTAACAGGAATAAACCTGCTAGGATACGTTTCATTTGAATACGCTCAGTTCAATTGCTCTTTGTGCTGTTGCTGTTGTACCAGGACCACCAGCAGTAACTGTAGGAACACCAGTAGGTGATAAAGTACCTGCAAGAGAACCTTTATCGCCTGCTAACTGAGTAACACTATCCCCATAAAGGTTGGGAGAAGCAATTGCTCCACCAGAGACCGTTTGAGTGGTGACAGGTGTATCTGCAGTGCGACTTGTTTCAGAAAAGTTAAATGCTTGCCCTGCTGTATTGACTTCATAAGAACCAGCAGTTCCAACACCGCCTAATGTAGTTGCATTAATATTTGTACCAGAAGCAGAATATTGACCGCCAATTCTGGTTGATTGTACCGCTGCACCCTGTACGCCTAATTGAACAGAATCAGTAATTCTCGATGTAATTTCAGCAGCAAAAACAGGTGTAGTTAAGAATAACGAAAAGGCTAGAAGAAGTCTTTTCATTTTTCTAAAAAATAATGGACTACATGTATTTAGATGAAAAAATTTGCAATTGACCGAACATAAGATTGGTAAGCATAGTGTATAATAAATAATTAAAAGAGTTATAAGTTGAATGGGTCTATATTCTAGGGCATTGCGCCATGTTGATAATAAAGACTTTAGAAGAACTCATCAACATCGTGTGAATGAGCAGGAAATTTTGTGCGCAGAGGAAAGAAAGAAAAGAATAGTAGAAGAAAGGGAAATTAAAAAAATTAAAAAGTTATCGGCACCATTTAAATATAATTGGAGAGAAAAACTAAATGAGGGAATGACTTCTTCGGGTGTGTTTTTTGCCACTCTTCCTGCCACGGGTGACGCAAACCTTACATATCCAAGTTGGAACGCATTAGGCGGATATAATTATAATATTTCTGGTGGAACTGCCACGATAACCAATTCTGGTGTAGAAGGGCCTGAAAGTGGTATTGCTGCTTCTTTTGATACTTCTCTTTATGATACTTTAGTTATTGACGTTGGATTTTCTGGAGACACTATACTAGGGGTATTTTATTCTGGTAGTGCTGACCCTCTTTTAATAACAACGAATTCTGGAACCTATAATATCAAAGTCCCACAATCTAAAAATCAAGCCTTAGTTTTTCTTTCTGCTACACTTAGCGTAGGAACTGTCAATATTAGTAATTTGAGATTTCAAAGAAGAACACCATTAAATGTATTGGTTTCACTTGATAACCCAGAAGCATCGGCATTCATAAGAACCGATCCTATAATGGCAAATCTTTCTCCACAAGAAAGGATGCAAAAATTAAAAGAAATGCTTGAAGCATCTGATGAATATGTAATGAAGATTTTAGGATCAGATTTTCCTGGAACTGGTGCAGTTCCTCCTGGAGAGATTGGTGATATTCCTGGTGTTCAAATTACCAATGTACCTTATCAACAACCAACGACATTTACTATGGGATATGATGTTGTTACTGATGCTGGAACTCAAAAAGCAACTTATACAGGAACTCTCAAAACAGACTCAGGATATCAAAAAGAGTTGTCAGCATACGAAAAAGCAATTGCTGCAAATAAACAAAAATCAGATCAACTTTCTAAGGATGTTGCTGCATCCAGAGCAGAATATTTAAAACCTGGGCAAACTGTTGCACAACGACAACAATCTTATAATAGGTTGCAAGCAGCAATTAAAGCTGGTACTGATCATGCAGTATCAACCCTCAAAAATCCAATAATAAAACCAACTCCACCAAAAACTCAAACAACACAATCAAAATTTACTCCACAACAACTTGCTAATATTGACAAACAAATCAAAGATCTTCAGGCACAGTCTGAAAAGAACAAACAGGATGCTATCAATAATCGATGGAAAGCAGCAGCAGAACTTGGTTTAGGTGTTGCTGGAGTTGTTGGTGGAGTTGGGGCATTGGCAAAAATACCTGCTGCAATCAGAGCAGCAAAAACAGTTTCTCAGGTTAGACAAGCAACAAAAATATACAATACACAAAAAGCACTTGATACAGTAAGAAAAGCGGCGGATGTTAAGAGAATAACTAGTCCAGGTACATACACTGCGAAACCAAATCCAAGTCGTACTCCTGTTAAAGGTGGTATGATGTATAAAAACTCTTATGAACCAGAAGGTGAAGTTCTGGTGGAGAAGAAGAAACTTAAATCACCACAAGAAGTTCTGAATAAGATTCCAGGATACTATGATGGAAAACCAGCACCATTAGGTTTCCCAGAAACACCACCGCCAGAAATGGTAAATGGTATGCATCCAGATTTGGTTGATGGTAAGAATGTTGCAAATAGATTTAATCGTTTAGATCCTGAAAGTGCAAAAGCAATGCCACCTACAGGAAATCCACATATTGATAAGAAAGTCAAAGCAGCAAGAAAGAAACCAAAATAACTTCTTGACACCATCAGTATTCAGTGCTATGATAAATAGGTCTTAAGCAACTTTACGTTTCTTAACCTTCTGTAACCGAGACCATCAGAAGTAAAGCATCTCTCATACCTACACTGGAGGGTGGTGTAGGATATACTGTACTTATTCAGCATAAATAAGATATATATTAAACTTACAAAATGTCCCTATCCACCAATACTGTTTATAGACTTTTTGTAGAAAAACTTGGTGGTGCTAATCCAA